CAAGGCGGCTGGGCTATGACTGGTGATGAATACGAAGGCATTGAGTGGTTTGAGTGTCAGCCAATTACTAAAGCACAATTTGAGGCTGGCTTTGCTCAATATGATTCTTGGAAGGCTGAGCAAGATTCTAAGGCAGCAGCCGACAAGGCAGCGTTACTGGCCAAACTAGGCATTACTGCCGATGAAGCAAAGTTACTGCTTTCATAGTGGAACACTTGACTAAGATTAACACGACACAGAAAGAAGGAAACTAATGGCTACAGGTCGCGTACCTACAACGGCGAACTCGCCCTTAACAGCAAAGGGTGATCTATTCGGTTACTCCACAGCACCAGCTAGGTTGGCTGTCGGCAACAACGGTGAAAGCCTCGTAGCAGATAGTGCCGCCACAACAGGCTTGCGATATAGCGCAACACCAAGCGCAAGTAATCCAGTCTTAAACTCAGCATTTCAAGTATTTCAGCGTGGAACTAGCACGGCAATTGCTGCAAGCACTATGACCTATGTAGCAGACCGATGGAATACAAATATTCCAAACACTGGAATAACGATGTCACAACAAGTAACTGGTGACACTACTAATCTTCCATCTATTCAATACTGCTTACGTATGCAACGACTTAATGGACAAACTGGAACAGGACTGGTGCAACTAGCGCAAAGTTTTGAATCAATAAACTCAATTCCTTTTGCTGGAAAAACTGTAACTGTGTCTTATTATGCTCGCAAAGGTGCAAACTATTCACAGACAAGCAGCCAATTAGGTTTTAGTTTTTATCAAGGAACAGGCACAGACCAAAATCTTTTGCAAAGTTATACTGGTGCAACTGTTGCTTTTTCTGGATTATCAACTCTTACAACTACTTGGCAGCGTTTTTCTTATACTGGCAGTGTTTCTGCCAGCGCAACAGAAATTGCACTTTATTTTAACTGGGGGCCATCAGGTACGGCAGGAGCAGCAGATTATGCAGATGTGACTGGCGTACAGATTGACATTGGAAGCGTGGCATTACCTTTCAGAACCTACGCTGGAACAATCCAAGGAGAATTAGCCGCTTGCCAGCGTTACTACCAACGCAAAACTTCGGTAGGTAATGCAACACTATTTGGTATGGGTCAAGCCTCAAGCACTACTCAAGCCTATTATTCAATTCCAATACCTGTATCATTTAGAGTAGCACCGTCTGTAGCACACAGTAGTGCTGCTGGTTGGACTTCAAGTACAGGTGGTGCTGGTGGAACAATTGCTGCTTTCCAAATGAGTGCTGATTCAGTTAGTTTACAAATCTCTGGCGGTGCTGGATTAGTTGCTGGAAATGCAAGTGCGTTAGTTGGAACTTCAGGAAGTGCCTACCTTGAACTAAGTGCGGAGTTATAAAATGACTACATATGAAATCAGAAAAGACGAAGCAGGCAACGACCTACTTTTTAAGATTGAAGAAAACGGTAAAGAGTGGTCAGTACCAATGGACCCAGCCAACTCTGACTATCAACGCTATCTAAATCCTGAGGCGGAACACTTCACACCGAACGTGTAGCTTTAGTGCTATGGTCTATCTATGGAACTTATACCCTTAGAGCAGATCAAAGAGCAGCTTCACAATAGGTACAAGACCAGTGGGTTCTCTGAGCAACTGTTCAAGAACGACTGGCGCTTGATTCTGAGCTTGGGTTCACACCCTGCTGAGGCCACCTATGAGCAGGTCGAGAAGGTCATCCTACGGGTAACTAAGCAGTCCACCAGGGCTACCTATGTAGCACGCTACAGGAGCCTCTACAAGGCTCTTAATAAGATGAACCTAGTCAATGGCAACAACCCAGCAGATGAACTGCCACAGGTCAAGCCAGGGCGCGGTGTACCTAAGCCCGTTACTAAGGCTGAGTATGCCAAGCTGTTAGCAGAGGCGAAGCCTCTCTACCACGACTGGTTTGTACTAGGTGGAATGGTTGGCCTTCGGGCTATGGAAGCTGCCAAGATTAAAGGCTCAGACCTAATAGAGCACGATGAAGGCTACAGCCTACGGGTGCAGGGCAAGGGTGGGACTGACCTAATAGTCCCAATAGCACCCAAGGTAGCTGAGATGATTATGTCCTATAAGACATTAGACAGGCTATGGCAGGTCACTGCTAACAAGTTCTCAGCAAGGGCAGCCAAAGAAATGCGTCGCATCTTAGGTCCTGATGCTAAGCATTTTCATAGTCTTCGCCACTACTTCGCAACCACAATGCTTGAGAAATCAGGCGGTGATTTGATTGCAGTTAAAGAACTTATGCGCCACACAAGTGTGGCTACAACCCAGATTTATACCCAGTTAGCACAAGGTCGAACTAGATCGTTAGTCAACCTTTTAGAATAAGGAGAATAGATGCCATACGGCGATGATATTACCGAGGGAATACCGTATGTACTATCCAATCCTTCTGGCTCTGCCACTTATGCAGCTACCGGCGAAGCCTACGATGTCGCTGTTGCTGGTTTACCGTTCTTTCTTTTTAACTCTGATGATGCACCATATCGCCGTGTAACGGCTCAGTATCGTAAGCAACAGATTGACCAGACACGTGAGGCTGGAGAACAGACCCTGACTGGTTGGTGGCTACGAAGCCAATCATCCTTTCACCTTGGCGCTGGTATTAAGTTCTTTGAACCACAGCAAGAAGAGTCGCTACGCTTCCAGTACACAGAGTCTAAAGGCTTAGATGTCTTTACTAGAGGCCAGGCTACCCTGCTCAATGACACAGCCAGCTTCTATGCTGGTGCTGCACCTGCTCAGTTAATTGGTGTCAATGATGGCACCAATGACTGCATCTTTGTCACAGATGGCACAGCGCTCAAGAAGATTACAACTGGTGGCACAGTAACACCTATCACCCAAGCAGGAACAGCATCGACTATCTTTAGCCTTACAACTGATGGTTCTAACTATTACTTTATCAATGGCACTAGAGTCCACAAAGGTTCAGTTGGTGCATCTCCAGCAGATGCTGAGATTTATACAGCAGCATCTACTACTAGAGCCACTATCCGCTATGTTAAACAGCGTCTTATCTTGGCTAAAGAAAACGTATTATATGAACTTGACCCTAATGCTACTGCTTCTGCTGCCCTACCTACTGCTTTATTTACTCATCCTAATGCTAGTTGGGTATGGTCTAGTATCTCTGAAGGACCACAGGCTATCTATGTATCAGGTTATGATCCAAACGGTACATCATCATCTGTCTTTAAGATTGCCTTAGATGCTACAACTCCTAACACTTTAGGTTTTCCTACACTAGAGACACCTACAGTTATTATTGATATGCCACAAGGTGAGCGCATCAATGACTTTGATGTATACCTTGGTGCCTATGCAATCCTTGCAACTAGCCTAGGTTTTAGAGTAGGTATCTCTGATGCAACTGGAGATATCCAGTATGGGCCATTGCTCTTTAGAGATGCACCCTGCAACGCTATTGCTTTTAGAGATAGCTATGCCTACATTGCAACCCTTGTAGATGGTACGGCAGGGCTAGTTCGCGTGGATTTATCTACTACTGTTCTAACAAATAGCCTTTTCTTTCCTTGGGCTTGGGACCTTATAGCAACTGGTACTACTACCACTGCATCCCAGGTTGCCTTCTTTGGCAACTCAGATAGAGCTGCCTTTACCAATGGTAATAATACCTGGGCTGAATCAACCACCAGCCTAGTAGCAAGTGGTTACTTGCGTACTGGTTACATCCGCTACAACACGTTAGAGACAAAGATATTTAAGTTAATGCAGGCTCGTGTAGATACCACCGATGGCGGTGTCTTAATCCAATCCGTTGATTCATTAGATAACTTCTTTACTATCGGTAACTTTTCACAAGGCTCTGCAGTGCCTCAAATCAATATCAGTTATCCACAAACTGCCCAAGAATATCTTGGATTCCAATTTACTCTATCTCGCTCAACAACTGATGTGACTAAGGGACCACTCTTTACTGGTTATCAGATACGTTCCCTGCCTGCAACACCACGCCAAAGACTTATCCAGTATCCACTCTCTTGCTTTGACCACGAGACAGACCACTTCGGAGTAGAGGTTGGCTTTGAAGGCGCAGCCTATGATCGTATGTCACAACTAGAGTTAATAGAAAATGCTGGAGACACCATCCAGATTCAAGACTTTAGAACTGGTGAGTCATACCTTGGCATTATTGAAGAAATGGATTTTAGAAATAACACACCATCAGATAAACGATTCACCGGTTTTGGTGGGTTACTACTAGTCACAATCAGGACGGTATAATGCAAGCACAAGACTACGCAACAGTAGTTGTTGCAGTAATGACAATCATCGGTGGCTTTGCTGGCGCAGTGCGCTGGATGGTTAAGCATTACCTTAATGAACTCAAGCCTAATGGTGGGTCAAGTGTTAAAGATTCGGTAAACAGATTGGAGCGACAAGTTGAAGAGATTTATCGCATTCTTCTTGCTCGCAATAACTCTTAGCGGTTGCGGTTACCAAGGCTGGGTTAGGTATCCCTGCCAAGAGTTTAAGAACTGGGAAAAGCCTGAGTGCAATCCCCCACAATGTATTCCTACTGGTACCTGTACCAAAGACACTTTGCCTGGAGTATTAGATGAACCAAAGAAGTAAGTTAAGTCCAGAAGACTTACACGCAAGACTGATTGTAACTATCGGAATCATACTAGCCATTGTGTTTGCTGGTTCTGTCTTTGCGTTGCTCTATGCGCTGCTATTTATCACACAACCATTAGGAGATCAGGCACCCAACGATGCTGCATTTATTGATCTTGTTAGTACCTTGTGTGTGTTTCTTACTGGTTCTCTTGCTGGAGTACTTGCAGGAAATGGATTGAAGTCTAAGCCAAAGGAAAAGAAAGATGGAGAATAATGAAACCTGTTGCCAAGAAAGCCACACCTGCAGCTATTGCTGTCCTTCGACAAGCCACAGCAATCAAGCCATCTCGCAAGAAAGCCTCGGATGGTCTACTGCCATCAGCAGCACACATCAAACAGAGTCCAACATCTGACCACAACACAGGGTATGCAGTTGATTTAACTCACGACCCCGAAAGTGGGGTTGACTGTAGTGACATATTTGAAAAACTTAAAGAAGACAAACGAGTTAAGTACCTTATTTTCAACAAGAAGATTTGGTCGAAGGACAAGGCTCGCCTTGGAAATCGCCCTTATACTGGTAGCAACCCGCACACAAAACACTTACACATTTCTATTAACGATGGTTGTGGTGACGATACTAGTCCTTGGTTCTGGTGGATGAACCAGCCAAAGGTTGTTAATCAAATCATTGCCAATGTAAAACCAGTGCCTGTTAAGAAGGCATATAAGACCGAAGTTTGTACCTGTTGCAAAATGCACGGTACAAAATCCTAACCCCCCCTAGGAGGATACAATGGAACAGTTCAAACAAATCGCACTCACTTGGTTTCGTGCTGCAGCAGCTTCTGCTATCGCACTTTACCTTGCAGGTGAGACAGACCTCAAGACACTAGCAATGGCAGCAGTAGCTGGCTTTGCTGGTCCAGTACTCAAGTGGCTAGATGCTTCATCTACAGAGTTTGGTCGTGGGTCTAAGTAACCCATCAGCGCGAGGCAAACTAAGAGGCTCACCCCGAAAGGGGTGGGCTTCTTTTTTTATGCCTAAAATATGCCAGAGTTACTATCCCCTGATAGGTGGGTCTTTAGCCGGTGGCAGTTAGCGCACAAGGTCTGCAAGTTAGCAGGGTCATTATTAAAACGGTCACCGTCTATGTGATCTACATCTAGCTGAGAGATGTGTTCTGGTATGAACCCACATCCTTGACATTCTGTGCCTTTATGTCTAGCGTATGGATAGACGGTGTTGTTGTAGTTAATCTTCCATACAGTACGGCATCTATATCTACCAGCCAATGGTCTGGTTTTATCTCGTAGCTTCATCTTGGTAGGACCACAAACAGAGCACGTGGCAGTGCGATCTTCTTCGTTATGGTTACTGAGTTTGTGCTGCATCTTTATCTACTGGACAAGGGACAATTACTAGATTGCCACAATTAACACAGGTTGCATCTAAGAAGTACCAGACCAGTTCATAATCTTCAAAGCTGGCTAAGACGTTAAAGACCTGACACCCACAAGTACATACGTGGATGGGTCCTAACTGTCTTAAATCGGCCCCGAAAGGCTCAGGAAGGGCATACCTACGCCATCTAAACGATGGCAGGGTTGGTAGACGGAACCGTAGGGTTACTGTACGGTTACTGTCGGTGCGCCCCTTAAGGGCGCCTGCCCGTTTAATTCGCCTCACGGCTCATATTGTAGCGCCCAGTAGGGTGTCGCCTAGTAGCGACACGCCGTTGACTGGTAGGCTCTCTAGTATGACAACTATCGCGGCGCTTGAAGGTATTGATTACGCGGTTCTAGTAGCTGACTCACAGATTACAGAGGACAACTTAGTAACTCTAGCCACCAGCACGCCAAAGATAGTTGAGGTGGGTAAGTATCTTATTGGTTTATCAGGTGATACTAGGCCAGGCGATATTCTTTCCTACAACTGGAAGCCACCACTGTATAAAGGTGAAGAGCCGGCGCAGTTTATGGGAAAGAAAGTTATACCCAGTATTATCCAAGCATTTGCTGACAACAACTACGACTACAACAAGGTGGACAAAGATGATGGCTTCGATTATCTCATTGCTTTTAACGGTAATATCTTTCGTATTGCTTGTGATCTCTCTTTTTTCCAAGCAAATCACGGAGCGTATGGCATTGGTTCTGGGGGCCAGCTTGCTCTTGGCTACCTGTATTCAATTGTCAAACCTGATATGGACCTAGCCTATTCAAAGAGACACGCCCGTAGAGCCGTAGAGATTGCTTCGGTGCTTGACGCTAACACTAACAAGCCCTTACAGTTGGTGGTACAAGAACGGTTCTAGGAGGAGCTATGGAAGATCAAGTTAAATACATTCATATGACAGAAGAGTACGCTGCACAGTATTGGCATCAACAAGGTTGGTTAGCGTGCAGACTGGCTTACAAGTTATACAATGATGCACAAGATGCTGGAGCGTTTAGAGTATGAGCGCAGAGTTACGCAAGCAAATCTCTAATGAGATTGAAGAAAAGCGTAAGCCTTATTTAGACTTAGCAAAAGATAAAGAGTCTGAGGACTATCAGTTTTATTTAGGTATCTGTAATGGTATGAACTTTGCAAAGGTGATAGTGGAGAATCCTAAATGACAACATTTCTTATTGGTCTAATGGTTGGAATGTTAATTGCCAGAGCATTTGATTTATGGGTAGATTGGAAGTACAAGAAGTGAGCGTTACTGATCCTAAAGAACTACTACTTACTGCACTACGTGCAGGAGATGCTAAGCGTTCACGTTCTACACAAGTACAGATTGGTCCCTCAGAGGTAGGTGGTTGCCGACGTAAGGTGTGGTACAGGCTTAACGACCAACCTGAAACTAATGACAATGAATTAAA